GATAAGGTTGCTCACTTTTACTTTTCTGTAGTATTGGTTTTCGTTTGCAGTCATGGTTTCACTTCCATCACCAACAAAAGGATTCTTAATCATTCCATAACGTGTTTTGAACCCTATTTTCGGTTGAAACGTATTTTCCCCCATAGCTCTGACCATCTGTAGAGGAACGTAAGGACAATAGAATAAACCAGCATCATAAGGACTTGAACCCTTATAACCAACTACATAGAACTGACCAGCATTACTTGTGTAGTAAGGATCAACGTAAACTTTCATTCCGTTCATCATACCAGCATAAGTTGACATGGTATCGTCTACATTCAGAGCATGACCAGACTCGAGCATACCGCCCATTGACATAGCAGAAGCAACGTCAGCAGAACAGATCAGGAAGTTTCCTTTTCCTCGGCGTGTCTCATGTCCAACTTCATTTCGATCACGTTCAATTTGATACATCAAACCTTTAAATTTTTCAACTGACCAACGACCACTAGAGTCAACGTCCAAGTTGAAAGTATAAGGTGTAGATGCGGTTGTAGCACCACGTTTAGCAGTTACATAAATTGTGCGGATAACTTCACGGTTAATCTCTTGCAAGATTTCCGTAGAAAGAATACCAGCCAATTCTGTTTCAGCGTCAAGACCATGAATTGCTTTCAAGTCTTGTGCTAACTCAGTAGAGTATTCTGCTTTAAGAGCACGTGATTTAGCAGTTACGGAAGTTTTGTCGATAGTGAAAGCCATCTCTGCGAAAACTCCACCAGCGCCAAGGTCTTCAGCGTCTGCGGTAGCCATACCAGTACCGTATGTCCATGTGCCACCAAAAGGATTATTGGTGTCGTCAGTAGTAACGTGCGTACCTGTACCAGAATGATCGGTATCAGCTTCGTCTGCACCTGTACCAGCAGCACCAAATGCTTCTGCACCACCCTGAGTTCCGTATTTTGCTTTCATAGCAAAAATCAGACCTGTCGGGCCAGTCATAGGTTGCACACCACAAACATCATAAGCAATCATCTGAGGCATAGAACGCCTTACCAGACTGATTAAAATTGGATCCCAGTTATCTACGTTACCACCAGTTGAATTTGTAGGAGCAGCTTCTTTAAGAAACTTCTCTTGATTTTCCAACAAGCGCAACGTAACATCTCTGCGATACGAATCTTTAATCTCAGGAAGGTCTTTGTGTTCCATAACACCTTGCCACTTCTCTGTGATTTGTTCGGATAAATACATAATTGTACTCCTTGTTAATATTTTTTGTTAATTAATAAAAGTTAAAAGTCAATCAATCCATAAAAACGAGTTTACTGTTTTTTAGATAGACTTGCGATTGCACTCATAACACTATCCATTTTACCATCACTTGATCCATCAACAACGGGGTTGTTAGTGCCAGCAGTCGCTTTACTATCAACAGTTGTTTTTGCTTTATCAGACTTGAAATAGCTATTCTTGATGACGTTCAATTTCTCCGCATACTGTTCATCAGTATCATAAGAGACATCTTCTGTCAACTCTTTAAACTTTTCAACGTCTGTGTCAACCATACCTTCAGATACGGTCTTAAAAACAGAAGCAGCTTTATATGTATTTAATTCTTTCACCGTTTCCATGTGCTTCTCTGTTTGTTCGTCTAATTTTGTTTCAAGTTCTGCAACTTCAACAACTAGACTTTCAAATACATCTTCTTTTTCTTCGGGAACGTCAATATAATGTTCCTCGAACAATTTTTTCAAACCAGTAATGAATGATTCAGTTACTTCGTTACGAACACCAGACTCAACAGCGAGTTTGTTCTCCGTCATCCACTCTTGAACTGCATAATTGAGATACTGGTCAACATTAGCATTCATTTCTACTTGCAAGGTTTCGATACGTTCATCCTGTTCCTTCTTAGACTCTGTACGGATTTGTTTACGAACTTTTGCAATTTTAGATTTAACAGCGGCTTCGAAGATTGTAGCAGCTTTTGTTTTGAATTCTTCGGAAAGTTCTTCACCGTCAATCAATGCAGCTACATCTTCATCTACATTAATGTCGATTTCTTCTTTCTTAGATTTCTTGGACTCCATTTCTTCTTCGTCCTCATCTTCTTCATCTTCATCTTCCTCTGTTACTTCTTCTTCGTCCTCATCTTCTTCATCATTTTCTTTTCGAGATTTCTTAGACTCTTTACGAGTTTTCTTTTTGGATTCCATTTCTTCTTCATCTTCTTCTTCATCATCCTCTACGTCATCCATGTCCATCTCTTTTTTGGTTTTTCTTTTAGATTCCTTTTTGGATTTTTTATTTTCTTCCCAATCTTCTTCATCTTCTTCTTCATCATCCATCTCTTTACGAGTTTTCTTTTTGGATTCTGCTTTAGCAGATGCATGAGAACTAGAAGTTTTAGGATCAGCACCTTTTTTCAATCCTGCTGTTTCATCTTCCTCATCCTCATCCCGACCTTTAAGGGGATCAATATCTATTGCACCATCGGGGCCGTCTTTTTTCTCTAGGCGTGCGATTCGTCTTTCTATTTCAGCATCACGTTTTTCCATAATTTCTTCATCGCTTTGTCCATGTTGTTTTTTTGCCATTGTTCAAACTCCTTTAAATTAACTTATAAGTTTTTAATAAATTTAGAAAATAATTCAATTTTCTTTTGATCTAGTCTTTTGGATAATGTACTTTTGATCTCTTTACGAATATCGTACTCAATTTCGCCCGTTAAACTAAATTCCCTACCTTCCATAATACCATTAACAAATGCATCAGGAGCACTTGGATCAGAAACAATATCAACAGTTGAAAGAACAAAGTCATCTTGAACTTCATTCACACCCGCTTTATTTGTTTTAACCGAACCTAGACCTCTAGACGAAACACCCAAGCGAACGCCCGATTCGAGAAGATTTTTAACAATCTTTCCATTAGGCGTATCAATTACTTTTGCTTTACCTACAAAGTTTTTTCCATCTTCGTATAATTCTGTTATCAAATGAGAAACCCTGTCGAGATTAACAGTCGGGCCTGCAGGATGTCCTAACTCTCCTAATGCACGATCTTTCTTTACAAAATTCTCATTGAACTTGCGTACTTGTTTTTTAAGAACCGCATAAGGATAAACTCTACCATTCTGATTTTTAATATCAGATTGAAGAAAAACACCTTTAATATATTGTTGTTTATTTTTACCTTCAACAATATATTCAACTTCGGTAGTATGTTCTGTTATTAACTTCATTCTTTCCCCCTCATTTGTTTAAGTCTTTCGTTCTCTGCCTTTTTAACAGCAGGGTACAACTTCTTTGCAATCTTTTTAATAACCCCTTTTTTCTTAGCAAGTGCTTTTTCTATTTTTTCTCTTTGTCCAAAACCAACATCCTTAAACTCTTTACCAGCAGTTAATTTTTTTTGTAATATACCACGTGCTTTTTTCATAGCACGTTTCATTAATTTTTCAGGACTCGCTCTTTTTTTCATTGCTATAGCTTTTTTCTTTTGGATAAGTTTAGACTTCATCTTCATTATCCTAGAACGCTTTAGACGTTGAGCGACTGTAAGAGCTTCTCGCAACATTTATTTTTCCTTTTTCTTTTTCTTCTTGTTGAGAGATTGTTGTTTACGAATTTTAGCTTTTACTTTTTCTTGATCTAATTTATTACTAAGGTCTGTCATGGCAGCACTATGCTTAGCACCTACATCTCCCTCATCCATTGTTGTATCTTCCTTTTTAACTTCAGCTGCTTTAGTTGTTACATATTTAAAATTATTTTTGAAATCTGTAATAGCATCAAATGCTTTATTCTTAAGCATATCATGTAACACAACATTGGCTTTTGTAAACTTTTTATCCAATAAGTCTTTAATCATTTTAACACTCATTTTTTTTCCTTTCTGTTAGTACGAAAGAGTCATCATTAATTTTCTCTCTAAGTTCGTCCTCATTAATATTAAATTTAATAGATGCTTCTGCAATCGCTTTATTAATTCTAACAATACCATACTGGTCTGTTAGATCAAACGCATAATAGACTGCCTCTGCAAGTTTATCATCATTCTTGTCGGAAACTTTGTTTTTATAGTTATCTAAAAAACTAGAAGTCATCGCCACCATCCCCATTATCATCTCCGCCAGGAAATTCCTCATCATCCTCTTTTTCACGATCAATTTGTTTGTTGATCTCTCGAATATCTGCATCCGTTTGTCGGAGGATGTTTTTACGAACCCATTCATTAGAAACATACTTACCAATGTATTCTTCCATTGATTGCATGATTTCAAATCTCTCTCTATAGATTTCATTTTCCTTCAATTCAACATAATGTGAATCTCTAGTCCAAACATAATCTATACCATCTTTTATTTCTTCCCAATCTTCCTCTTTACAAATTCCTTTAAGAATTAATTGTACTCTAAGTAATTCTGTAAATAAAACTGCAAAACGACCTCTTAATCTCTGAATAAATTTTGCAAACTTTATTTCATCTCTATTAATCTCTGATGTTCTTCCAAGATTAAATGCGGTTTGTTCCGTTCCCTCTATTCTAGAAATTGGAACATTCAATGATTGATATAGTTTCTTTCTAAAATATTCTATATCTTCAATCTCACCAAGATTCTGTCCACTAGGTAAGGTATTAATCTCTGTACCTCTACCACCTTCCCTTCGTGGCAACCAAAAATCTTCCAACATTGACATTTGTTTTTTCTGATCTTCTACTTCACCAGTAGTTTGATTGTATACAACTTTCTGTTTATACTTATCCATTACAGAACGCAAATATTGTTCTGCTTTTAACTTGGGTAAGTTACCAACATCTATATAAAAAATTCTTCGTTCTGGTGCCCTTGCTAATCTATATATAACAAGAGAATCCTCAATCATCCTTAGTTGGTTATAAGGTTTGATTGATTTATAAAGTTGACCTATTACAACTTGTTTTTCTGAATCAATAGTTCCTGAGTGAACATAAGATATACAATCAGGTGTTACCCTAACTTCCTGTCCTTGATTCCAACCAGGCATCATCTGACCACTTACATTATCAGGTGTGTAAATAAAATATTCTTCTATTTCCTTTACAAATTCAATTCCTGTTTCAATATCTTTTTCTTTTCTTATCTCACGAACCTTTTTGATGTCAAGTGCATCAATAGGAATTAACTGTTGAATGCCTTCCTGTGGTTTCTCTGTATCAACAATAATATGATGATAAAGTTTACCATCAACATACCATTTCTTAAAAAGATCACTACCAATTTGATTAAAATCTAAAAGTTTTAGTATGCGTGTATATTCATCCTGTATTTTAGATTTAATACTTTCTGGTTGATCTAATAAGTCCAGAGAAAGATTTACAGAATTCTTTCCGTATTCATGTAAAACAGCTTCATTAATTACATCTGTTATTGCAAGATCGACTTCTTGAGTCATTGACATTTCACGATACTTTTTGATTAAAAGATTCTCATCCTTTGCATCAATATCAGTATTAAAATATGTTCCTACAAATCCACCACCTTCAACATAAGTTAACGCACCATCATCATTATCGGGTGTTACAAATGTATTTTGTTGCTGTTTTTTTGATACTGTAAATCCAAATAAATCGAAAGCCATATTTTTATCCTTTATGCATTATTAAGAGATGGGGGAGCGAACTCCCCCATGTCAAGATTAGATAGCACCTCTGATGTTAATACCACCAAGATTAATTTGTCCAGATAATGCAATATCAATTCCTGTACCAGTAGCACCACCATCAACTCCGTTACCATCAATGATGTAATTGTTTATTGCGAATGTTACCTGAAATTCCTCTACGGTGTCGTTGTTACCCATACCTAATTCGATAGCGGCACATTCTGTCGGGAACATATCTTGAATACGATACGTTCTCAAAGTTTTACCATCTCGACTTAGTTGAGAAACAGCTGCGTTACCATAAACATCAGCGTTAGTGATAGAACTTAAATTTTGTGAATGTTCAGTAATAGCATTCATCCATTGTTCTATCTTAGTGCGATTGACCCAATCTGGATCATTCAAAATTGTTATCGTCCAATCAGCAAAAATCCTGTCGCCAGGTACTGCTAATTTTCTACCACGATAATCAACTTCAAATTTATTGACAGTAGATGAAGGAATCTGAGTAGCCTTACCCAAGAATTGTAAATCCATCTGGCCAAAGATTGGAGCATTAATTATAACTTGAAAGAGATTAGGTCTTACCCCACCTCTAAAATTATTCTTAAAATCCGAAATTGTTGCCATTGTTTATTACTCCTTTGTTTTAGTATATTTATAAGACTTAACCACCGATTTCTGAAAAAGCTACATCTGAACGAGCGGCAATAAAGTTCAACTGGATAAAGTTGATTGATCGTGTCGGTTTGATGAATATATCTCCAACAAACTGATTGGCGTCAACTATTTGGCCAGGATTATTTGAACTATCACAAACTACTTTAAAGTCTGTAACACCCCTTCGCCCCTGTACTTCTCTCAAGAATGGAGCAATTAAATTAACAAACTGAGAACGTGTAAACTCATCATTGAATTCAAATAACATTGACTTAGCAACGATTGAGATTGCCTTCTCAAGAATAATAAACAATCTTCGTACATTAATTCGATCAAATGCACTCGGAACTGTTTGCATAGTTTTATCACCAAAGAGAACTACACCACTACCTCTTTGAGTAATAATCGGATTAACTGAAATCTGATAGAGAACATCTCGGTCTGCCTTTGTCGGCTCCCAAGAAAGTTTAATGATATTCTTAATCGTTCCTCTAGTCAGACCAGCAGGACTCCACCATGTATCATGCGTGAAATCTGTTCTTGCACATAAACCACCAATATCACCGTTCATTGGAATATAACGGAAAACATCATTATACTGATCGTACTGATACTTATATGCACTATCCATGATAGCATAACTTGAAGAACCCAAAAATGTATTATCAGTTGTCAAAGCAGCAACTTGACCAGTTCCAGCATTAACAACAGATGACAAGTTTGGAGAAACACAAGCAACACAATCTTTTCTTGCATCTGCAATATTGTCTATAATGTATTTACCAACTGTAGTATTACCTTCACCAGACATGACGATATTGAAATCGACAACTTGTGGTTCACGATACAATGCATAAGCAGCATTCAGTTCAGCATCAGTCAGTCTATCTGTCTGAGCACTTGTCGTTCCACCAGCAAGTCTACCACCTGGCATTGTTTCAATTAATGTTGCACTATCGAATGATTTAAAAGAACTTGTTTTGTCAGAACCAGCATCTGCACCAGCTGCAACTGCATTATTTGTTAGTTCTGTTACATCACCCATCCAAACATATTCTGATTCTCTATTCAAAACTTCGTAAACGTAGTTTGAAGAACCATCAATACGTTTAGCGTCAGACGCCTTACTTACGAAAGCGTGTCGTTCAAGAACTTCGCCCGCAACACCTGACATAGCACCACCAGCATCTATAACTACAACGTGCATTTCGTCATTACTACCACCAGCGGTATTCGCACTAGTAGATGTACCTGGCGCACGATCAAAGTTATTGATGAAATATGCTTCTTCCGTAGTTCTATTACTAGCATCTTTTGCCGCAGCAACTCCCCAACCATGTGAGTCGATTGCATGGACTTTTAAACTGTTACCCAAAATACTTGGATATTTTGCAACAAACAACTGATCTGTAAAAGAACTTTGTACAACATCATAGCTGTGTGTTGTTCCTTCTGAATTGTCTACTCTGATAGGTGTACCAGCATCATTGTCTCCAACAACAGCGTTACGTGCTGTTGTTAAAACATTTCTTACAACAATCAAGTTGTTAGAATATGCAAGATAATTAGCAGCACTAAAAAAGGATCGTGCTGTATCATCATTCGGTTCACCAAAAACTCTTACTAAATCTTCTTCTCTTGTTATTCCTGTTCTTTCCATTACTGGGCCCCATTGAAAGGCACCAGCGATTGCACCAATACTGGTTGCAACATTGGGAACAACGGTAGTTAAATCAGTTTCCGTGATATTAACCCCTGGCGATACTTGAAATGGCATTTGATTCTCCTTTACAATTAATTACATTTTTTATATTAATATATCGTCAACAAAAATAAATAATATAATTTTTTCCTAAGAAACTGTTTCCCATACTGTCCCATCCGAATCCACTTCAAATCTATCCTGATTTATACCATTATTAATAATTCCAAAAGGCGTTGTCATATCTTCCAACTGGTTTAGTTGGTTTTTATATAAATTATCTCTAATATTTTGATTACTCAAATCTTTAAAGTATTGTTGATCTACTAACCACGCAAATAAAACTAACGTAATTACCAAATCATCATTTGTTCCATCTTCGCCCGAATAGGTTTCACCGACAGAAATAAATGTTGTTAGTTCTGATATAATATCGTAGTCGTTGAATAAAAGTTTATTTTCTTCTATAAGTGATTTTAAATTTGAACAACCTATTTTCTTCATAGATTTGGTTGTTCTTACACCGAAACAAGAATCCTTTTTAGCGCCGCTAGATACTTGCTGTCCGTGTCTCCCATACCATGAAGTTGAATACAAATGTTCATATTCGAGATCATGGTGAAGCACGTCAGCAACTTGTGAACCAATGTCGTTAATTTCTACCAAAATATACGCATAATTATATCTCTTTCCTACTGTATTTATAATATTGGGAAAGTGTAGGGGTGCTACCATGTTATCACGATATTTTGCGACTATTTTGTACGGAATTTCGGTAATATCGAACACCGAAAAGGCAGAATAGTCGTTTCCTTGCCCCCTTGCCACGTCAACTGTGATATTATATGTATGATCCTCTTTCGGTTCTTCAAAAACATCCAGACCTTCTCTTGAGAAAATTGGGTCATTGAAAGACATTTCCTGTAATCTTTCAGTTGAGATCAGCGTATTCGTAGAACCTAAGAACTCCGCTTCGTACTCTTGCCTAAAAGAATCCGCACCGATTGTCGATACAGTTCTCTTATACCATTCATCATCACGGCCAGGAACATTTGACCAATGAACTTTGAATGGGAAAAATGTATTATTTCCAGATTCAGCATCATTCCAAAACTTGTAAAACAAGTTAAATCCATTTGGAGTCGATACTATAATAACCTTTGTATCTTTACCAGATGAAATTGTCGGATAAACAGAACGAATAAATTCGTTTGCAATATGTCTTTGAACATGGGCAAACTCATCAAGTAAGATACAGGAAAAAGAAAATCCACGAATAGCACTTGATGATGTGGAAGAAGCAATAACTTTACTTCCATTCTCAAGTTCTAATGAACCCTTATTCCATTCTCGTAAACCTTGTTGTAAAAACTTGGGAAGATGTTGGTAGGATGTTTGAAGTCTACTTAATAATTCTCTTGCAGTAATTGCTTTATTCGCAAGAATACCTACAATCTTTTCTTGATTAAAAAGAATGTAATGTAACAACCAACCAATAGTAGTTGTTGACTTACCTACCTGTCTCCCTGATTTTACAATAACATTTCTATTTTCAGTTATCGTTTCAACTAATTCTCTTTGAAATTTATACATCTTAAAAGGTATTAAACCTTTATCAACATGAACAACCTGTACATAGTTTTCCAAAAAGTAAACAACATCATCTTTACATTTGATGTATTCCGCTACTTCTTTTTTAGTAAACTTATGCGGTACGTTCAAACCTTTTAAAAGGTTATTACCTAAATAAGAATTATCGTCTTTTGGCATACTATTTCTTCTTTTGTTCTAACAACTCTTGCAGTTCCTTTGTACTTCCAATGAAAAGATTGTTTTCTGTTTTAGTAGTAGACTTATCCTTCTTTTCAATCTCTCCTTTTGTTTTTTGCAACTGCAAAAGTTCTTTAGTTGTCGCTGTTAATGAATTTATTAATTGAGTCGCAACTTCAAATGCTCTTGGTTGTTCGCCCTCTTTTGCAATCGTTAAGAGTTCTTCAAGGGCGTCATTACCTTTTTCAATTAATGTTTGATATTGATCTCTTGAAAATTGATAATCACTTGTTAAGTCTGTAGTGTTTACATCTACAGTTGGTGATTTCTTTACAATTTCTTTAGGTTCTTCAACATCAATAATATCATCAGCAATATCTAAAACATTATTTAATTTTTGTAAATTTTCTTTCTTCACTAAGTTATATCCGTTACAGTAGTAGTAAATCCAAAATCATCATCAGGGTTAGCATCAATCGGATTCGGTTTCACATCAACATTAAGATCAAATTTTATTGGGTCTGGTATTTGCATCCCAAGATTAACATCAACTTCCCTGATTAAACCAGTAGTTGTTGATGGCCCATAAACATAACCCATTACAGTAAAATTTAAAGTATGTATTAATGCCCGTCTAGTAATCATATCACCTTCGTATGTATCACTAGTAGTTATAGAGGTCATAACAATAGGTATATCTCTTTTAATACCTAGTGCTTGTGATTCATTCATGGTAACATGAAATTCAGGACTAAAGTAGGGCATTATTTGTTCTAGTATCTGAGCTCCATCATCACTATTCTTAACCATTATATTTAATTCAACTTCAAAATTATAAGGTACTGGTGTATATCCTGTTGTTACTTTTGAATTATCACTTGGTAATGCTTCTTTATATCTTTTTGTTTTTTGAAATTTCCTAATAGCATCATATGTCATCGCTGTAATTTCAAAAGACATTCTCGGTAATGTCATAGCAATACTATAATCAACATCTGCAATATTTCTTTCGTCTAGTCTTGCTAAATACTTTTCTTTCGGCCCATATGCAATAGGAACTTTAAACTTTTGATCTAATGTTCCATCAGTCTTAGTTCTGTGTACAGAAATATCGTTAAATACTGTTCCAAACAATATAACAATATTTCTAATGTTTTTATTATAGAAATATGTTCCAAACATTATAAGTCTCCTTCGCTCCAAGGATCAAGTTCACTAAAATCTAAAATGTTATCACCTTCGGTTTCAAAAGTTTTATTATCCGCATGAGGAATATTTAAACTTTCCTGATCGTCTGCGCTTGCAAGTTGTCTTGTTGTTCCACTTGTATCACCTATGACATCTCCATCAGCAGGTTTGAATGTTCCTATTTCGTTATATACAGAAAGTCTATTTGTAAAACTATTCCAAGACTGAACAAAAGCTTTTGCTGTTGCATTTTCAAAATCAGCACCCTGATAAACATTTTCTCCAAGAGTATAATTACCAGCACCAGCAGAAAGATTAAGAGTTATGGTTTGTACAAACTCTCTTTCAATCGCATCAAACAATGCACCATCTTGACCAGCAGGAATTTCAAATTTCTCATTACTGTAAACGAATTTCTCACAAGTTAATTCGTAAACATAATTTTTACCTAATGTGTAAAAAGGTCTTTCATGTTCGACAAACTTGATTTCAAATAAACCTTTATTCAAACGTAAATATATAAGATCACCTTCTCTTGGAATATCTATTCCAGATACTTCTTTTTTAAATCTTTCTTTATTGACTGTAAGTATTACTTCGTCTTGAACATCCAAACCAAATTTAGTTAACTGATCTCCAGCACCACCAAACGCATCTACTGAATTAAGATACATTTCTACCTCATGGGCCATAGTAAACTTTGAAAGAGCATCCTCTCCCATTACATTATCTCTTTTTACAGTCGTGCGAGGAAGATACAATACATTTGTACCACTCATTTGTATAACTTCTTTGGTTAAAGAGTCAACTAAATTTTGTTGTGGTACAGATTCATATTTTTTAAAATATTGGTTCGTTGCCATATCTTAACCCATATATCCGTCAGCGGGAAGTTCGTATTTAAGACTTACTTGTTCTTCTATCGCTCTTATTTCTTCTACCGCTTCATCATAGATCGTTTTTCCATCAAGGGTAACTCCGCCTGGAAGCTGAACTCCTGTAAACTTTTTCAGGTTCTCTCCCCATTGTCTTTTAATTAATGCGGTAGCATATTGTTTTAAAAACATATCATTATATACTTGTGTCCATGTATTAGGATTAAGTATTTTATATGCTTCTATAATTAGTATATCTCCAACAGTAAATTTTTCTGCCCAATCCGCTTCTAAATAAACTCTATCTTGTTTTCTATTAAAAAACATTGTCGGTGTAATATTAAATAACTGGTGAATCTCTGCAAAATTCCTTAGACTCATACTCCATTGAATTAAGGATGAACCACTAAAGTTATTTAAATCATTTAACCGCATTTGATATTCTTCATTGAAGAAACCACCAGAAAAAGAATCGAAAGCAGGAATAGGTAATACCCTAACCACACTAATAATAGAATTATCAGTATTGATGTATTCGTTGTCAATATCAGTTTGAGTAATTGCGTGTTTAGTAAAAACTTTCTCTACACCGTCAAAATGATATTCTTGGAAAAACTCCAACGCATCATCAATTCTTTCTTCTAATTGATCGTCATCAATGTTTATTTCAATTACAGGTTGTCCTAACCTTCGTAAACAATAATCTATTAAACTCTGCCTTGAATTAACTGTGGCCATAGTATTATATCCTTACTTTTTTTCAGATTTAATTCCCATATCTTTTAACTGGGCTTCAATTCCTGCTCTATCTTCTAATGCAAGTTGTAATTTTGCTTCTAATTGTACAACTATACCATTAAATTCATTTACCTTTGTTTGTAAATTCCTAATAATTGTTTGTGCATATCTAACTTGACCTTGTAGTTCAATAACCTTTTCAGGGTCAGTCATATCTTCAAACTTTTTCTGTGGTACTGCTGCTGTTTCATTCATTTCACATTACTCCTTAATATAAAATTATTATTTAGTTCTTTTGTTTTTTCTTCTAACTTCATCTGCTCTTGAGATTCTTTCTTCGTCTGCATCCAAACCATAGCGAGTTCTTATCATAGTATCTAATTTTAAAATGTCTGTTTGCAATACACGAATTCTATCTATAAGTTGTATAAGTATATCCGTTTGATAACTTATTTTTCC